AAGGTATCGCTTCATTTAGTTCTGACAACTTTGCAGTATCAAGTGGAGCAGTAACAGTTACTACGATTGACGGCGGAACATTTTAATTAGTCGTCAATAAAAGGTTTTTGATATGGCGACTATAATAAAGCTAAAACGAGGTACTTCTACACCAACCACTAGTGATCTTGCTAATGGTGAAGTCGGTATAGATACAACTGCCAAAAAGTTTTATATTAACGATAGTGGAACCATTAAAGAAATTGGTGGTTCAACAGGTGATGCCACATCGCCACTTGCGGGTGATGTAAGAGGATATACAGGAGATGGTTCAACAACAGCCTATACTGTATCTTCTGGCGCTGATGTAGAAAATGTTTTAGTATTTGTCAATGGTGTCTATCAAAGACCTACTACCGATTATACTGTTTCAGGAACAACAATAACATTTGTTACAGCACCAGCTTCTGCTGACGCTATTACTATTAAAGAGTTAGTTGAAGGTGCAAATGCTTTAAATGACACCGGTTTAGTTAGAGGTTATACTGGTGATGGATCAACAACTGGTTTTACTGTAACTTCTGGTAAGACCGCTGAGGAGTTTTTAGTATTTCTTAATGGTGTTTATCAAAGACCTACAAACGAATATACTGTATCATCTGGTACACTTACGTTTAGTACAGCACCTGTTAGTGCTGATGTCATTACAATCAAAGAGTTAGCTGAAGGTACAGGTTCAGAGATTTTAACAATCGCTGACGATACATCTACAACTACATCTTTTAACGCTGGTGATACATTAACAATCGCTGGAGGAACAAATATTACCACATCTATTTCAGGTGATACGATAACAATAAACGGTTCATCTACAGATTTAGTATCAGATACCAGTCCTCAGTTAGGTGGGAATTTAGATTTAAATTCAAGTGATATTACTGGTACAGGTAATATTAATATAACAGGTACTTTAGATTTAACAAGTACAGACGCTGGTTCAGCTGCTGCTCCTGAATTAACTTTATATAGAAATAGTGCTAGTCCAGCAGATGCTGATTACATTGGACAACTAAAATTTTCTGGTGAAAATGATGCTGGTGGAAAAAAAGTTTTTGCCAAAATTACAGGTAAAATAGGGGATGCCTCTAGTGGAACTGAAGATGGTATTATTGAAATTGCTCACATCAAAGCTGGTAGTCAAAATATTAGTGCTAGATTTACAAGTGACACATTAAAATTAATCAATAGTACAAAACTTGAAGTTGCTGGTTTAACTTATCCAACATCAGATGGTTCAGCAAATCAAGTAATAAAAACAGATGGTTCAGGTAATTTAAGTTTTGGTGATGGTGGGGGAAATGCTTTTTCTACTATCAATTTAAATGATTCTACTAACGTTGTTGCTGACTCATCTTCAGATACACTCAATTTAGATTCATCTGGTCTTATAAGTATTACAGGTGACGCATCTACCGATACAGTTACAGTCAGTACAGTAACTTCAGCAACAGTTCCATTCTTAAAAGCAGATGGTTCAAGTTCTGATATTGATTTACAAACTCAAGGTAGTTTAAGTGATGTAATAACAAATTTATATATACCATTTACAATCGCTGATGGTTCAGCGCAAACAAGTTTGGTAGTAGGGAGTAGTTAATGGCAGTTAAAACACCAGTTAAAGCAACATTTACAGGTAGTGATGTAACAGGTCTTGCCGAATATCAAGCAGCCGATTTTATCGGTGTTGCTGATGGTGGTTCAGGTGCTGTAACATTTACTGCTGGTATTCTAACAGCAGATGGTACAAACGCATTTACAACAGTCACAGCGCCATCTGGTACAATTGTTGGTACAAGTGATACTCAAACACTTACAAACAAAACAATTAATAGTGCTTCAAACACCATTACAATTACTGAATCAAATATATCAGATTTAGGTTCATACATTACAGCATCATCTACAGATACTTTAACAAATAAAACCATAGATGCTGCGAATAATACATTATCAAATATTGGTAATTCAAGTTTAACAAATTCAAGTATAACAGTAACAGATGGTTCAACATCTACTGCTACATCTTTAGGTGGAACAATCACTTTCTCTGGTACAGCAAACGAAATCGAAGTTGGTGAAAGTTCAGGTACAATAACAGTTGGTTTACCAGACAATGTAACAATTGGTGGTAATGCAACAGTTACTGGTAATTTAACAGTAAACGGAACAACGACAACAGTTAATTCTACAACAATTGAAATTACAAACTCATTTACATTTGAAGGTTCAACAGCTGATGATTATGAAACAGTATTAGGAGTTATTGATCCTACAGCAGATAGAACAATCAATTTACCTAACGTTTCAGGAACACTTCCTGTATTAGCGGCGGCAAGTACAACACAAATTACAGCAACTCCTGAAGAAATAAATTATGTAGATGGTGTAACTTCAAATGTTCAAACACAATTAGACACAAAAGCGTCAACTGCTTTCGCTATCGCACAAGCTGTTGCACTTGGTTAATACTCTACTATTCTTATAAATAGTAGAAAATAAGAGGAAAGTATGGCAACACCATCAACTAGAGAACAATTAAAACAGTACGCTTTAAGAGCACTCGGAAAGCCAGTCATAGAAATTAACGCTGATGACGACCAATTAGAAGATAGAATTGATGAAGCGTTACAATATTTCGCACAATATCACTATGACGGAATAAGAAGAACATACTTAAAGTATCAATACACACAGGCTGATTACGACAGAATAAACGCTGATACATCTGAATCAGTAACTAAAAATTCTGTAACAACAACTTGGAAAGAGGGTAACGCATTTATAGTGGTACCTGAAAGTGTAATCTCTGTTATTAATATATTCCCATATTCTAATAAAGGTAATCTAAACTTATTTGATGTAAGATACCAATTAAGATTAAATGACCTTTATGATTTTTCTTCAACATCAATTATTAACTATGATGTTGTGTTAAGACATTTAGATTTTTTAGACCACATACTAGTAGGTGAAAAACCATTAAGATTTAATCAACACGACAATAGACTTTACATAGACCAAGATTGGAAAAATGATTTACAAGTTGGTGAATATATGGTTATTGAATGTTATAGAAAATTAGATCCTGAAACTTACACAGATGTTTATAATGACATCTACTTAAAAAGATATGTAACTGCGTTATTTAAAAAACAATGGGGCGCAAACTTATCTAAATTTAATGGTGTCGCTATGATCGGCGGTGTTTCATTAAATGGTCAACAAATTTATTCAGAAGCTTTATCTGATATAGAAAAACTTGAACAAGAGATTAGAAGTTCATACGAATTGAATCCAGCAATGATGATAGGATAATGCTATGGCCGTTAACCACTATTTTCAACAAGGTAAGGGCATAGGAAGTTCCGAAGAGCAAAGACTTTATGAAGATATAATCATAGAGGGTTTGAAAATCTACGGACAAGATATTTACTATCTTCCTCGTTCAATCGTAAATAAAGACTTAATTTTAGGTGAAGATATGCTGTCTAGGTTCAGAACAGCACATATGATTGAAATGTATATGGAAACCACTGAAGGTTTTGCTGGCGAACAAGAAATCATTAATAAGTTTGGTTTAGAAATTAGAGAAGATACTACATTTATGGTATCTAAAAGAAGATTTGATGAAGCAGTAGATAGTAAAACTTCATTAATTAAAGAAGGAAGACCAAACGAAGGCGATATACTTTATATGCCTTTGATGAATAGTTTTTTTGAGATTAAATTTGTACAAGACCAAGAGCCATTTTTTCAATTAAGTAATCTACCAGTTTATAAACTTGTATGTACTCGTTGGGAATACTCTGGTGAACAAATTGATACAGGTCTTACAGATATTGATAGTGCAGAAGATCAATACTCTACAGATACTTTACAACATCAATTTACACTTGAAGATGGTACGGGTTCATTACAATTAGAAACTGAAAGTGTCAATGGTGATAGATTCTACTTTATAAATGAAGATCATAATTTTAATGTTCAAACTCAATCATTGTATTCAGATAATTTAGATTTAGATAGTGAAGCAGGGTTTGACACAGCGTCAACAGCAGATGATATTTTAGATTTCACAGAACGTAACCCGTTTGGTGATCCTGACCAAGGAGAGTTTTAATGTTTGGAACATATTTTTATAACGAATCAATGAGAAGAATGACTATTGCTTTTGGTCAACTTTTTAATAAGATTAAAGTAAAAAGAAAAGATAGTGAAGGCGATGTTGTACAATCTATGGCTGTCCCGTTAGCATATGCGCCAAAAGAAAAGTTTTTAGTTAGATTAGATCAACAACCCTCTTTAGATGAAAGAGAGTTTGCGATTACTTTACCTCGTATGAGTTTTGAAATATCAGGTATATCATATGATGGCTCTCGTAAATTAACAAGAGTTCAAAAGTATAAGAAAGTAAAATCAGGTGAAGATGGAAAAGTAATGACATATAATTATACACCTGTACCTTATAATATATCATACACTTTAAATGTATTTACAGCAACAGCAGAAAGTGGTCTACAAATAATAGAACAAATACTTCCTTTCTTTCAACCAGATTATACTGTAACAGTTATTGCAGTACCAGAATTAGATATAAAAAGAGATGT